GGAACTGGCGGCCGTCAAACCCCTGGGACACAATCATCCACCACCAATCTGGCAAACAGCTCCAGCCACCCGGCCCGGTTGTAAATGGGATAGCCGTACAGCACCTCATACCACTGCCCCCGGAAGGTGAACCGCAGCCCGTTCCGGAGCTCCGGCAGGGCGGTGCTGCGCACCACCACCCGGTGGGTCACCTCCATGGGCTCCACCTCCCCGGCCTGGGGCACGCTGCGCCCGGAGGTGGGCACGATCTGGGCCCAGATCCTCCGCCCCGGCCGGTACTCCATGGTCCGCTCCCCCAGTACGTTGCGCACCTCCTCCAGCTCATACAGCTGGATCCTGCACCGCAGGTCGCCCGCCTGGATCATCGTTTCCCCTCCATTTCACAAGTTCCCCTTGGTGTTTTTACAGCACCGTGATATACTGGTCACAAAAAGGGGGCGTTCCTCATGCTTCACAAGATTAGATCCGTTACCCCGCTGCCCGGCTATGCCCTGCTGGTCCACTTTGCCGACGGCTGCGCCAGGCAGTACAACATGGCCCCCCTGTTGGATCAGATAGACGCCTTCGCCCCCCTCCGCACCGTCCCCGGCCTGTTTGAGCAGGTCCGGACGGATCCGGGCGGCTATGGGATCTCCTGGAACGACGACATCGACCTGGACGGCTCTGAGCTGTGGGAAAACGGCCAGCCCTCTGTTCTGCCCTGACCCGCCGCCCCTTCCGGGGGCGGCTTTTTTATGCCTCCGGCTCCGTCAGCTTCAGCTGTGTCAGCGCCCGGCGGTGGGCCGGGTTGTCCCGGAGCTGTCCGGCGGCCTGTCCGCCCCGGTTGTCATACCGGTCCAGCGTCTCCGCCAGCATGACCCCCAGCCACAGGCCGTGCCGTTTGGACTCCGGGGCGGGCCGGGTCACCCCGGCCCCCTCCAGATAGCCCTCCGCCCCGTCCCAGGCCACCGTCATGGGCCCCAGGGTGTCCGGGGTATCCTCCTCCTTGCAGTAGGAAAAGACCGTCTCCCTCAGCTCCTCCGGTATGGCCACAGTCCTCTCTCCTCTCTATCAGCCGCCTGCGCCGCTGGTGGCGACCACAAACCCCTTGTCCACAATGAGGTTGCCGCCCACCATCACGTCGCCCAGGATGGCGTACATCCGCTCCACGGCCTTCACACTCTCATCCACCCGGATGGTGTAGTCGCCGAACAGGCCCAGCTCATAGTTCATGGGGTCGCCGTATACCATGGTCTGGGTGGTGACACCGGCGCCGTCCAGGGCGGTGAGGGCAGAGGAGATCGCATAGGGGATCACGGTGCCGCCGTCCACGATGGTGCCCCGGTTGGGGTTGCCGCCCTCGGGGATGATCTTGAAGATCCGGTCCTTGTCGGCGTTGCGCAGCTTGCCGATGGCCAGCAGGTCTTTCTTGTTCAGGTACAGCTTGGCGTTGGCCCCCAGGGTCTCGTCGCCGCCATAGGCGAAAAACAGCTCAGTCAGCAGATTCTCGTCCAGCTTGGCGTTCTCCAGCTTCTTGAAGATCGTGCCTCCCGCCACGTTTTTGGCATTTTTCACGCCGAACATATCGGGGCTGCCCTGGCCGTCCCCGTTGAAGATCATGGCGGCGATCTGCCGCTTCATGGCCCGCATGGCCATGCCGTGGATCTTCTCATAGTAGCTGGCGGGGCTCAGGCGGTTGATGTTCCGGTCCACAAAGCTGGTCACGTTCAGCTCATAGGGGGCGATCTTGGCCACGCCGAAGGTGGGGTCGGTGGAGGCGGTGCGTGCCTTCCCGGCGTTGGTGCTCACCTTGCCCCCCTTGGCGTCCAGCTCAGAGATCACATAGGGCTCCAGATAGGCCCCCATGCCGGTCAGATCCTGCACATAGACCTCGTCCACCACAGAGCACACCACGTTGCCCAGGGGGTCGCGGATATTGCTGCCCGCCCCGGTGGGCTGGACGATGCTGCCGGTGGCCAGGGTCGTTTGTTTGCTGGCCTGGTACACATCCCGCATGGTCTCCCGGGCAGAGAATTTCACCTCGCCGCCCTTGCGCAGGATGTCGGCGCGCTCCAGGGCCTTGTCCTTCTCCTCGGCCGGGTCTTTGCCCCGCTCCATGAACTTCCGGTCCTGCTCCTCCAGCAGCTTCTCCACGTCGGCGATCTCGCCGTTCATGTTGCCGACCTTCTCCATCTCGGCGCGGTACTCCGCCTGCTTGCCCGCCTTCAGCAGGGCCTCGGCGTTCTCCAGCAGCGTGGTGCGCTGGCTCTTCAGTTCGATCAGTTTGCGTCTCATCTCATGCTCCTCCTCAAAATCTCATTTTTTCCAGCTCCAGCAGGGCCTCGTCCTGCCAGGCTTCGTCTGGGTTCCCTATTTCACCGGGCGCCCCGCCCGTGGGATCACTTCCCGGGCCCTCCGGCCCGCCATACCGTTTGACCACTCCGGCCTCCGGCTGGGCCGGAACCGGCAGCAGGGACACCTCATAGGCGTCCACCGCCTCATCCAGGATGGTGATGCACATCCCCTCGTCGTATATCTGGCCCTTGTTGTGCTCGCACCAGTGCTGCGTCCAGTCTGTCCCGCAGATGGAGCATACCGCCCGCCGGACGGACACCCCCACGCTGCACTCCCGCAGCAGGCCGCCCTCGATGGCGGCAATGGTGTCCTCGTTGCCCCTCAGCCGGGGCATATAGCACCGGAGCACCAGCTGTTTGCCGCCCTCCGTCTCCGGCATGGGCTCCACGCCGGCGGCATAGACCCGGGCGGTCTGGCTCCCGGCAGACCAGCAGTGGTCCATCAGCACCGGGCGGCCCACAAATTTCTCCGCCAGCCCCTCCAGGGCCCCGTCGCTGAATTTCTCCAGGTCCCGGTCCACCTGGTTGTTGCACGCCGCCAGTCGGAAGGTGAACACCTCCTCCGCCCCCAGCTCCCGCAGGGCCTGGGCGTTGACGAGGGCCATCTCCCCCTCATCCGGGGCGGCCTTCATCAGCCGCGCTGCTTTCGTGATCTGATCCATCTCATTCCTCCTCCCGTGCTCTCTGCTGCGCACGCAGCCGGCTCAGTTCCGCCCAGTCCCGCAGGGGCACATAGTTCAGGCTGGCCCGCCGCTCGTCGCCGCCTGGGACGTGGGGCATGTCCTCCAGGTCCATGATGTCGTTGACGCAGAACCCGCCCACCTCGGTCATGTCCCGGTACCACTGGCCCCGGGCGGCGGTGTCGCCCCGCAGCTCCGCCATCATGTTGATCCGGATCTCCAGCCCGGCGGCCACCTGGCTGGGCAGCAGCAGCTTCCAGGTCTGCTCCTCCTCGTACTGGGTCACATTGGGGTGGAGGGTGCCCACCACATACTCAATGGCGTTCTGCTCGTTGCTGCCGTAGGCCTGTTTCCCCTCCTGGAGCTTGTACAGGGGGACCCCGAAATACCGGGCGATGTCCCGCACCGTGACCTCCCGGCTCTCCACGAACTGGGCGTCCTGGTTGCTGGAGGCCAGGGGTTTGTAGTCCAGGCCGAAATCCATGATGGCGATCCGGTGGCCGTTCAGCGGTCCGGCGTGGACCCGTTCCCACTCCCGGCGGAGCAGGTCCTTTCGGCTCACCAGCTGCCCCGGGTTTTTCGGGTCCTGGACGCTGCCGCCCAGGTCGGCCTCCGTCCTCAGGATGCCGGAGGGCTGCCCGCCGCTCTGGTAATAGCTCAGTTCATACTGCTGCTGGGCCCGGGCCGAGGCGATGGTCTCGCTGGCCCGCCGCAGGACGCCCACGCCTCTCAGCCCGTCCCGGGAGGCCGTTTTATAATGACAAATATCCTCGTTGGGGAGGACCATGGGCTCCCCCGTCCAGGGGTGGGTCACGGTGTACCACACCCGGCCAGAACTGTCCCGCCAGGGCTCCACCAGCTGCCCCGGCACCGGGATCAGCTCCACCGGCCGGCCGCTTTTCGGGTCCCGGACGATCCAGTCATAGCCATTCCCGTTGACCAGGCGGCTGGTCTCTAAAATTTTTTTCCGGATAAACGGGGTCATGGCCTCATTGGGCCGCACGTTGAGCAGCTGGAGGATGGGCAGGGCCACCCGCTCCCGGCTCCGGCTGTCCATGATGAAACAGGGCAGCTTCCCCATGGAATCGCTGAGGATCTCGATGCACCGGTCCACCGCCGACAGCTTCCGGGCGAAACTCTCCCCCGTTTCCGTCCCGGCGGCGGGGTATCCGGCCTCCACCAGCATCTCCGCCGTCAACCCCTTCTGTACAGAGGGCGACCGGGCCACCGCCCGCAGCCCCTTGGACACGCTCACTGGTCACCGCCTCCTCCCAGCGCACTGAGCACCGCCCCCGCCAGCAGGAACACCCCCGCCGCGATCAGGCCGGCCGGGGCCGAGTACAGCCCCACGCCCACGCATACCAGCACCGCACCTGCGGCCATCGCCAATTCGGTGGCGTATGCCGCCGCCGCCTCTCTCAATCGTTTCATGTTGCCTCCCCGGCGGCCCAGCCGCCTCACAGTGTAAAATCTGCCCGTCCCAGCGCCGCCGCCAGATCCGGTTTTTCCGTGTCGCACAGCATGGCAGCCGCCATGGCGATGATCCAGGCCACCGTGATGTCGATGCGCCCCACGCTGCGGTTTTTCATGGGCTTCATGTTCTCGTTGCCGTCGGTGGCGCACCGCACGTTGCCGAAACACCACCGGGCCGCCGTGTTGTGCTCGTGGAGCATCTCCCCCTTGCGCAGCAGCAGCTCCAGCTGTTTGGTGGCCGGGCTCATGCCTGTCATGTTCTGGCGGATCTCCACCACCTGGATGGCCCCGTGCTCCGCAGTGCTCTGCATCAGCCGCTGGGACAGCGTCCAGCTCATGGCCGGGTCCAGCCCCAGGCACACCAGGTCGAACTCCTCCGCCGCCTGCCAGATGGTCTGCTCCACCGCGTCATAGTCGATGATGTCCCCCTCGCAGCCCTGGAGAAAATCCGCCCGGATCCAGTCTCCGTAGGGCACCCCGTCCCGGGTCTCCCGGGCCTCCAGGTCGTCCAGGGGCACCCACCCCCAGAACAGGGCCACCCAGGTCTCCAGCCCCTCCTGGGGCGGGAAAATTAACACCAGGGCGGTCAGGTCGGTGCTCTTGGACAGGTCCAGCCCGCCGAAACACCGTTTTCCTCTCAGATACTCCCGCACCGCCCGCCTCCGGGCCAGCACATTCATCCCGGCCCACTCCGGCCGGTTGAACTGGGTTTTGTCATAGATGGTCACCGGGACCCAGCTCACCGCCTTCACCGCGATCCACTGGTTCAGCCGCAGCCAGCGGAACAGCCGCTCTGCCGCCTCGCTCTGCCGGGCCGCCCGGGCCTCCCGCCGGAAATCGCTCAGGCGCAGGTTGTGCCCCAGTCCAGGGTTGCAGGCGTACCATAGTTTTTCGTCATAGATGTCCAGGGCGTCGATCCTGTCCGGGTCATCCCCGGTGAGGACCCCAATGCCGAACATAATGGGGCACCACTCTGGCAGGTCGCTGTCCAGCTCCCGCTCCGGCTCCCCCCGCCGCCAGGCCAGCAGCCTCCGGCATTTCTCGTGGATCTCCCAGCCGATGCTCCGCCGGTCCGGATCGTCCCCCGCCGTGGTCAGCACGATCACCGCCTGCTGCCGCCGGGCAGCGTCTGAACCGGCGGTCAGTACGTCCCACAGCCGCCGGTTGGGCTGGGCGTGGAGCTCGTCGATGATGATGGCGGAAAACGAAAACCCGTGCTTGGTGGAGGCGTCGCTGGAGTAGACCTTCATCACACCGCCGTCCCTGCTGCGGATCTCCCGCACGCTGTCCCGGCACCACACCAGGGAGTCGTGCTCCGGCTGGCCCAGGGCGGTGTGCTCCACCATATACTTGGCACACTGGTAGATGATGTCCGCGTTGGTCTTGTCTGCGGCGAAAATCCCCACCTGGGGCCGGGCCTCCCCGTCCGCGATCAGGTGGTAGAGGCCCAGCCCGGCGGCAAACTCTGATTTTCCGTTCTTCTTCGGGATCTCCTCATAGAGATAGCGCCGGTACCGGCTCCAGGTCCCGTCCTCGTCCTGGGCCTGGACCCCGTAGAACTGCCGGATGGCCTCCTCCTCCCATGCAGACAGGACAAAGGGCTGTCCCGCCCACTCGTTCTGTCCGAACACCAGCAGGGAGAAAAAATTCCGGACCAGCTCCACCTCGTCCCCGCTGTACCGCAGCCGGGTGCCGTCGTCCGGCCGGACCACCTCCACGCCTGGGGCCAGGGTCAGCAGATCAGGCACGCCGTCTCGCCTCCATCAGCTGGAGGAAGGGGTTCTCCTCCTGTTTCTGCGCCCCCTCCGGCACCACCAGGCGGCACCGGCTGGTGATGGTCATTCCCAGGTCGTTGGCACAGGCCCGGGCCTGCTCAAAATAGGTTTTCTGGGCTCGGCTCCATGCGTTCACCAGGTCCGGGTCCTCCTGATCCAGGGCGTCCTGCACCATGCGGCAGGCCGCCGTGAACTGGTGCTGAGCCGCCACATAGCGCCCAAGGGTGTCCCGGTCCAGCTGGGCCGCTCCCATGTCGGCCGCCAGCAGCTCCTTGGCCAGCGCCCGAAAGTCGGCCTTCAGATGCTCCGGCAGCCACCGGGGCACCCGCATTTTGGCGGGTTTGGGCAGCTCCACCTCCTGGGCCGCCCTGGCGGCCTTTTCAGCCTTGCTCAAGTGCTTGCGGCCGTTGGCCTCCAGCACGCTCAGCCTCTGTCTGGGTCCCGGCATGGGCTCATCTCCTTTCGCGTTTCTGCCCCGTGGGGAAAAAATCCCTCACCGAGGGCTGCATACGGTCTTGCGCCCCTCCCGTCAAAACTTTCTTACCCCGGGGAGAGGGTTCGAGGCCTTCGGCCTCCCTGTGTGCGCCCATGGGCGCCCACGTCCAGGCGCCC